AAGGAAACACAAAGTAAAGTTCGAGTATGAAACACTGAAAGTTAAGTGGCAAGACTTACGAGTTAGAACTTACACACCAGACTTTGTACTACCTAACGGTATTATAATCGAAACGAAAGGGCGGTTCATTCCGTCAGACAGGGTCAAACAATTGATGGTAAAGGAACAAAACCCAGAACTAGACATCAGGTTTGTCTTCACTAATCCTAAGGCTCGGTTGAGTAAACTCTCTAAGAGTACCTATGGGGATTGGTGTGACAAGCATGGGTTTCAGTACGCTAAGGAAACAATCCCTTTATCATGGATTAAGGAGAAAAGGTCTTGACAATGTTAACAGTAGAGGATAAGATAACAGTTCTGGCCGAAGACTTTGAGATAGAATACGTCTTAGATAATGCAGAGATAACTAAGTTCAAAGTGTTTATGATGTTATACGAAGAAGGTCTCTTAGATATAGACGACTTCATTAACACGGATAACGAAGAAGAAGAAATACAAGGATGGGAAGAATGATTACACAAGAAGACATAGATGCTTTCAGCATAGTCAATGTAACCCCTATGGAATACTCATACTGGGTAGAGGGTAAGATTGTTACACGAGGTGAGAAACGATTGGTGGAGAACACCCTAGGCCTAGTCGGTGAGGCTGGCGAGGTAGCTGAGAAGATTAAAAAGTATCTTCGTGATGACACCAAGGTTAGCCAGAAAGAAATTATCAAGGAGTTAGGTGACGTTTTGTTTTACACGACAGCCTTAGCTAATTACTTCTACAGTAATTTACCTGAGGTGTTAGAAAGCAATATGGATAAACTAAACAGTCGGGCTAAACGTGGTGTGATTAAGGGGTCAGGAGATAACCGATGAAAAAGAAATGGCTAAACAATATCTTTGTGAGGTTCTTGAGGTACTCAGTGATGTGGTCAGAACACCGTCAAGCTATCAAACATCTTAACACGCTTTCAGACAGGCAGCTTAAAGATATTGGTCTTAACCGTGGTGATATTGACCGTATGGTCTGGCTAGAAGAAGATAAAACAATGCGAGGACGTGGCGAATGAGCAACCAACTACCAACAGACTACCAATCCTTTATTCACAAGTCACGGTATGCCCGTTGGATGGATGAAGAGGGACGCCGTGAGACATGGAGTGAGACAGTAGAACGGTACATGGAAAACCTTGTCTACCCTAAGATTGGCAAGGACAGCTACACTAAAGATATTGAACAGGCCATCTTGTCTCTGGATGTCATGCCATCTATGAGGGCAATGATGACAGCTGGCCCTGCATTAGCACGTGACAATACAGCTGGGTACAACTGTTCCTATCTACCCGTAGATGACCTTAAGGCCTTCGATGAGGCTATGTTCATTCTTCTCTGCGGTACTGGTGTCGGGTTCAGTGTCGAGAGACAGTTCATCAGCAAGCTGCCAGAAGTCCCTGAGTTGTTCGAGAGTGACACGATCATTGTCGTTAAGGACAGTAAGGAAGGTTGGGCTAAAGCTTTCCGTCAAGTTATTGCACTCCTCTACAGTGGTGAAATCCCTAAGTGGGATGTGTCTAAGGTTCGTCCAGCTGGTGCTCGTTTGAAGACATTCGGTGGTCGTGCCTCTGGCCCAGCACCTTTGATTGATCTGTTCAACTTCACCATTCGTACCTTTAAGGAAGCACAGGGACGTAAGCTGTCCTCCCTTGAATGTCACGACATCATGTGTAAGATCGGTGAGGTCGTTGTCGTGGGTGGTGTACGTCGTTCAGCTATGATTTCTTTGTCTAACCTGAGTGATGACCGTATGCGCCATGCTAAGTCAGGTGCGTGGTGGGAGAACAACCCTCAACGTGCATTGGCTAACAACTCTGTGTCCTACACTGAGAAGCCAGACAGCCTGTCCTTTATGCGGGAATGGATGGCCTTGGTTGAGAGTGGTTCAGGTGAACGGGGTATCTTTAATCGTCAGGCTTCTAAGGTACAGGCAGCTAAGAACGGGCGGCGTGACGCAGACTATGACTTCGGGACCAACCCGTGCTCGGAAATAATTTTGCGCCCAAATCAGTTTTGTAACCTTTCGGAGGTAGTGGTACGGGCAACGGATACTATCGAAGACCTAGAGAGAAAGGTTCGTATAGCTACCATCCTTGGTACTATTCAATCTTCCTTCACTAAGTTCCCATACCTCCGTAAGGTGTGGCAGAAAAATACAGAAGAAGAAAGACTACTGGGTGTGTCTATGACAGGCATCATGGACAACCCGTTAATGACAACTAAGAACGCAGGACTGGAGAAAACCCTTGAACATCTTAAATGTATTGCCGTTGAAACTAACGCTGAGTGGGCTGGCCGCCTTGGTATTCCTGTTGCTACTGCTATTAGCTGTGTTAAGCCATCGGGAACAGTCAGCCAACTCGTTGACTCAGCCTCTGGGATTCACGCCCGACACAGTAAGCATTACATCCGAACCGTTAGAGGAGACAACAAAGACCCCTTAACACAGTTTATGAAGGATCAAGGTATCCCTAATCAACCAGATGTAATGAAGCCAGACCAGACTACAGTGTTTAGTTTTCCTATGAAGGCACCAGACAACGCTATTGTCACTGCTGACATGACTGCTATTGAACAGCTGGAGATGTGGTTAGCTTATCAACGGGCATGGTGTGAGCATAAGCCATCGGTGACAATCAATGTCCGTTCTGGCGAATGGTTTGCTGTGGGTGCATTTGTGTATGAGCACTTTGATGAAATGAGTGGGGTATCCTTCCTGCCATTCAACGAACACACATACCAGCAAGCACCTTACCAAGAGTGTGGCAAGTCAGACTACAACACTCTTCTGTCTGTTATGCCAACCTCTATTAATTGGGATGAGTTGTCAGACTACGAGCAAGAAGACAATACAGCTGGTAGTCAGACACTTGCCTGTTCAGGTGACTCATGTGAAATCGTGGACCTAGTATAATGTATGTTATCTTAAGCACACCATACTGTAAGTTTTGCACCAAAGCAAAACACTTAATGCGAGAGAAAAGGGTAGGCTTCACGGCCTACTCACTTGACGATCCAAGTAGTAAGTGGCTATTGACATTGCTTAAGAAAGCTGGTATAGGTACTTTACCCCAGATATGGGACAACAAAGGTAACTACATCGGTGGTTACACAGAACTAAAGGAACTGCTAGATGGGAATGATTAAAGATACAGATGGTGAACTTTGGTACCACAGCCCGTCAGGGTATCGTCAAACGCTTGCCTCACACAATAGAAAAAACAATCGACGTATGTTTGTTGACGGTGAGTACATCCCCAAGAGTCATCCACTCTGGAAGGCTGGGAGGTACAAGTCTTTCAACGAAGCTGCCTTCTCAAGCCTAGAAAACTTCACAAGTACCAATGAAGGTTTTGTCTACGTCATCACAAATAAAGCATGGCCTGAGTGGGTCAAAATTGGTATGGCTATTGACGCAGAGGATCGACTCAAGGGTTACCAGACGAGTAGTCCTATGCGTGACTTTGAGTTGAAGTTCTTTGCCCCGTTTAAAGATCGCCGTAAGGCTGAGACCTTTGCACATAACGAGTGTAAGAAGCTTGGCGTGGAACAGAATGGCGAGTGGTTTAAGATGTCAGTGGATACTGCAAAGAAAATCATTGGAGACTTACATGGCGCAAGTTGAATTGTTTGATGACAGTGAGATGTCCGACATAATAAATAACCCACCTCACTATGGAGATGGGTCTATTGAGTGTATAGATTACATGAAGGACAACATGGATGACATGATGTTCTTGGGGTACTTAGAAGGTAACACTAAGAAGTATCTCCATCGTTATCGACACAAGGGTAAACCCCTTGAGGATTTAAAGAAGGCGAAGTGGTACTTAAACAAACTAATAGAAGAGATGGAAGGGGACTAGAATGTTATTCACACCGTTGCTCTTGGTCTGCACTGTAGACTTTAGTGCCTGTAAGGCTCAGACATCTGGCGGAATATACGGCACCGAACAAGAGTGTATGGTGGACCTTGCTGAAGGTGTAGGTTCCTTTGCTAACTCTAACTTAATAGTGGTTGACGCCCAGTGTACTAGGTGGGTAAAAACAGAATCCGCCTAGTTACTTCCAGCTTACCCTGCGTTTACTTGTTTTCTTTTTAGTTGGTCCCTTCTTACATTGGGCCATCGTTGGACGACACGCAGGGTAGGCACCCTTGGTACGATCCTTACGACCACAGGGACCACCTGTCTTACAGTTAACCCAACCTTTGCCCTTGTTCTGACTGAACCAAGTCTTCAATGAATTTTTAGCCATTACTTTTTCTTCTTACTTTTAGTACCCCAATTAGCAGCACCCACTTTACGGCACTGCACTAATGCTCCACTTGCATAAGCAGAAGGCCAAGTACCACCGTTGCGTGTGTACCTAGCCTTGACCTTCTTATAGCAAGCATCTCTCTTTGGTTTCTTAGCCATTACCACTTCACCTTATTCGCCCAGTATGCCGCAGAAGATTTACCCTTAGCAATGTTCTTCTTGTGTCGTGCCTTAAATGCTTTGTTACGGGCTGACCCATCAGGACTACCTTTGACACCCTTCTGACCAAACCTAATAATCTTTTCTTTACCGTCATAGCAAGCCTTCACCACATGGGACTTAGTCTTGTGGTCAGGTGTAGCCTTAGGCTTATTGCATTTCATCTTTGACTTATTTAGTTTAGTCATTACTCCATGCCGCCTTTCATATCCCTGTGGTCCCTTCCAATGTACTTGAGGTCATTCTCAATGACAGCTACACGTTGTTTAATTTTGTTGACTTCGTTGATGGTCCTAGACATACTCGCAAGTTCATCCCAGATGTCATCTATCTCATCCCATAGATTTTCAAGGTCCATTGAGTTGTCCAGAACGTCACGCTTTAGGTTTACACTATCCTCAATAGCCATACGAGAACCTAGTTGGCTAACCGTTTCCTCTAAGTTGGAAATAGTAGCGGACTGTTGAGACACCCACCACACACCACCTGAGAGTTGTACTGCCATAGCTAGGACTAAGGCTATAGGAAGTTTTATATTATCCATTAGTCATCACCCCTATTAGATTCCATCATTTCACGTATTGACTTTATATTCTCATCCATACGACCCAGAGTTACTGCCTGAGACTGCATGATAGTTGTCAAGTTATTTAACCTAGTCTCATGTTTGCTTATGTCACGAGCATTGAGGTCAATAGCACTAGCTAGGCTAGAAACATACCACACCAAAGCACCCGTCTGAAACAAGATACCTACAAGGAATGTAATTGATATATTCTTTTCTTTCATCTTACTTAGCAAACCCCGCACCAAAGTATAGTCCAACGATAGCTGACACAATGTGTGTGTCCAGCGGTGTGATGACGAACCCTTGGGCAGACTGCCATACAATCTGCTTGTCAGGTCCAAACAGGAAGTTCCAGAAACCACCTTGTACTTCTGTGTACCCTACGAACACGGGTACTTCTGGATACCACACAGCTACTAGCTTAGGCAGTACGATGATTGAAATGACAGCTGAGAGTGCTATGATCCTACGTGTCCAAGCAAAGTGCTTGTCCTTTGATCCGTACTCTCTGGCTGTGTTAGTTGCTCCAATGAGCATGGCCTGTTGTTCAGCCTTGTTCTTGTTGCTCTGACCCCAGATGGACATGACACCACCAAGGATCGTAGAGAAAAGCATAGTGATTAGTTCTAAAGGAAGTCCGAACATTACAGTTTACCTAAGTTGATAATCATTTCTGACTCAAAAGGTTCCCCCTTTTCCCGTAACTCCTCCTGCCTTGCGTAACCGATTATAGAGGCCGCTTCAACAGGGTTAGTCACTGCCTGAGACAGTATCTCTAATGCTCTAAGGTGGTCGCCATTCTTCTTAGCTTCGTAGTAAGCTACTCGTTTTGGACCTTTATTAAAATTGTACGTGTTTCTGATGACAGCGTCACCGTCTTCCTCTGTAAAGTTTAGGCCACCTAAAGTACGTGCTAACCTTAACTCTGGATTGAACAGACCAGCTAAAGGCCCAGACTTTAGAACCTCACTTTCAGAAGTACCGAAGTCTCCGTAGTCTAGTGATGTCCTGCCTTCTGACTTAGCTTTCTTCACAGCCTTAGCTAGGGTAGCTATGTCTGTTTCGTTAAGATCATCTTGAGTTAGGTTCCCACCAGAATTAAAAAGGTTAGCAGCAAAGAACCGATATTCAGACGAACCAAAATCCGAAACGGCATCTGACACAATACCTGCACGTTCCTTAAGGTTCTCTACAACCTCAGGTGTAGTCTCTACAACCTCAGAGGCTACGTCAGAAACAAACTCTACACCTGTCTCTGCAAAATTTCCAGCACCCTCAAGTACCTTTTTCCACAAAGGAGGTAACTCAAAGCCATCTCCTTGAGCCACAGATTTAGGTGCCGCTTTAGGTGTAGCAGCTACTGGTGTTGCGGCACTTAATGTTTCTGATGCCTGACTTGAGAAGTCCATTAGTTACTCACCTCTTTAATTAGGGCGTCAAGAGTAGCATCATCTACTTTTTTAAAACCTTCCCAGACACCTCTTAAATTTTTTCTTTTTCCAGCCAGTGTATTTTCCATAGCTAGTCTTTCCTTAACATAGAAAAGAAACATCCGGTCCTGTGTAGCCTTGTTGAAAACGGTATCTTTAGGTAATTTCATACGATTAACTAGGTCACGAAGTGTTCCACCTACAATCTGGTACTTACCCATAGGTGTCGAGGTCAGACCCTTTTTATATGCCTCTGTGTTTTTAGGTAACCTAGGTTTAACGTATGCACCGTACTCACCAGAAGGTCTAGAGAAGTCTATCAACTCTCCTACTGTTTTAGTTGAGACAGCGACGCCCTTAAACGGTGTGTCTTTAGCCTCATAATTATTAAAGAGTGTGTTGTAGCCACTAGCTTCCACATCAGATAAGGTACGCTGGGTGACAGATGTGGGGGCAAGGCTCTTTGGTCCTGTAGAAGAACTTACTACAGGTGCCTTGGGTGCAGTTTTCTCAGGCGGTGTTTCGGTAGCCTGACTTGAGAAGTCTAACATATTTATTACCTCTCTACTCAGTTGCTTTTTTGTAAAGAACTCTACCGTCAGCTGGGTTGATAAAAGGAGCACCAACAGGTAAGGAATCAAAGAAAGTTTGTTGCGCCTCATCTGTATCTCCTTTAATAGTATATGGTTTTACTTGGGAGTTTCCTTGGTTGTCAACGTATGTCTCACCTTCTTCGATTAGAGCGAGAGCCTCTTGGTTCATAGGCTTAGGTCCGTCGAAGGCAGGTTCAGGCAGTTCCGTCTCCTGTCTATTAAGTATTAAGTTTTCAAACTCAGTGGTATTAACACCTAATTTTTTCAGGGCGTTTGCAAACTTCTTGTTAACCTCATTGATACGGGTAATCTCTGCATACTGCATTGACAAGGCTGCTACTGGGAAACCTTTGCCACGTAGTCTTGTTTTCTCTTCGGTACTCAAGGCGGAACCTTTGTCCTTAAGCATATTAAAGACGTTACCTCCGTAGTGCTTGTCAGCAAAGTCTTTAGCAAGACCTCCTGCAAGATTTTCTAGAGGTACTTTAAGTCCTATCTTACCTACACCCTTAAGTTCAAAGACAGTATCTGCTACCACCCCACTTTGAGTCGTTGTAAATATTGTAGCCTGTGCTTGAATGGCTTGTGTCAGCTGCGCCCTTGCGCCTTGAGCAGCGGCTGGGTCTAGCTGTTCTATTTTCTTGAGGAGAGTGAAAGTGTTTTCACCGAAGATGCCAGTACGGGGGTGGAACATCAGCGCACCATCTAGCAGCTGAGTAGCTGTGGTGATGTTCAAGGACACCTTATCAATACCCTCAAGGAAAGCTTTACGTGCGTCCTCTTGGTTCATAGCCTCAGGTTTAAAAGAGGTTACGTTAAGGAACAAAGAGTGTTGGATAACAGCCAGTCGTTCAGAGGCTGTCCTTGCAGTTGCCTTATCAAATTCATCTTGGTCATGGAGCAAGGCCCCAGCTTCAGGTCCATTCTCCGTAGCTGCGTTAAGTTCAGGCTCTAACATACTAGAAAAGTCAACAGATGTATACGGTACATCCTCCAGCTTTACGCCACTAAGGATGGTTGTAATCTCATTAAAAAATTTGGTACCAAAAGCCTCTGTGAGTTTGTCGAGGTTGTTTAACATGGCCCTTGCTAGAAGTGGATCAGCATTTTCGTTAGCTTCAATTTGTTGGATAATTGCTGCATCAACTCTATTAAGTATGCCTTGTTTAGTATTGGCTAGTACATTTGTATCATACTTCTCAATTGATTCAACCAGAGCATCTAATGCGTCTAGTCTTGTTTGCACACCTGAGTAAGATTCGGTTGAAACATAGGTAGGTTTTGGAAAGCTTGCTCTAACTTTTACTATCTCTGCCTTAAGTCGTTCTAAACTTTCTGGGCTAACATTACCGCCACCAATTTCGATCTCAAGCTGTTTAAGACCTACTGTACGGATGGTATCAAGGGCTAGGATAGCTGTATTGTTACCTGAACGATCCCACTGGGCTTGTGACATAGTTGCAGCGTTTGCAGAAATAAGACTAGCTGCCTCAGTCTGCATGATAAGACTCATTGTCTTCTGCGTTATCTCTTCTTGGGTGGGGTTAGCATTACCTGATGCGTTTAATTCGTCTATAGCTATGAAATTCCATGCAGGATTCTCTGAGATAACAGAGGCAACTTTGTTTTGTACAGCTATTAAAGGGTTAGAATTAATATGTTTGAGGTCAACCCCTGTTATAGCCATTGTTGCGTCAAAGACTTGTTGGTTTGCTTTCAAACCATTTGCGGCAGCTTGAGCGAAAAGAGTGTCCACTTTACTGCGTAACAGTGTTGGGTCAGTACCTTTTAGATTGTTTAGTTCAGTAGCATACGCAGCATACTTTGCATCCTGAATAGCGGAAGCTGAGGGTACGCTACTAGCCACATCTTTAGCGTAGCTATCTAAAACACTGAACAGCCCTTTACCTATAGCCGCTGTCTGGTTTGAAGCACTATCGTAAATTCTGTAGCTTGGGGTTGCAACGCCACGATTCGCAGCTGTTCCTGCATCGCCAATATCTACCGCAAAACCTGCCATTTCTTTTCCTTACTGCATCTGATGAGACATGAAACTTGCTTCACGCTCTAATTCTAACCTGTGTGCGTTTCTAAAAATGTCTTGGACAGAACCCACATTGATTAGGCTGTTCTGAAGAGAAATTTTTAGTTCATTCGAAATCCTAGACGACCATAGTTCATCTGTGATTTCTTGCCAAAGGTTGCCACCTCTAATCATATCATCTTTATCCCCATTTGTCAAGAGGTCCATAGCCAGTGTAGCTTTTCCTTTTAACCCCCTAGAGATTTCTTTAAAGACTTCGTTCTTTTTATAGACCATTTCTCTGTAGTCATAGTAGTTCTGAACGGGGGCTGGGGTGGCCCCAACAAGAACAGCTGCCGCATCATTAGGAGATAGGCCACTGACAGCAAGCTTATGGGTTTTACTACGGTAGTTACCTGTTTCGATTAACTCTTTAATCTTAAAAGCTTTATCTACTGTAGACAGGTTACGTAGTAACTGAGTTAAGTCCTCCCTCACCATTTCTGGACGACCTGTGAACATAGCCTTAATTGCATTAGAACCGACTTGGTACATATCATATGAAATTTGACCTGAAGGTCCAAGTACATTCGCAATCATAGGATCATTAAAGAGTTTACGGTATGTGTCTTTTAGTTGGTCAGCTGGTGCCACCCTTGTAGCATAGGCAGTTTCAGTTCCAAGACCCCAGCCCAGAAGTTGATCGAACACACCGTACTTAATAGCGTTAAACGCTTTGACTGACTCGGGGTCTTCTGTGCTATAGCCAAGTTTTTCTGTGACGTAGCCAGCGGTCTGACCTATCCCCATGCCTGTCAGACCCCATAGAGGGCCAAGTGCCGCGAACATACGAGCACGTTCTCCAAGGGTAAAGTTACGGCCTACTGCAATATTCTCCAGACCTCTTAAGGAATAGGACAACCACTGAGTAGGTACTCGCATTGGACCGGACTGAACGAAGCTACGGGATTGAGTGGTCATTCGGAACGTAAGGTCTTGCTCCCGGTTAGTGATCCAGCGTTTACCTTCAGGAGAAAAGGGGCTAACATCAGGGCGTTTAGCTTGGTGCTCAAGAAACGCTGTCATAATACCTGTCAAACGTGAAGCGCGTTCACCTTCTTTAAAGAAGAGAGTAGAATAGTCAAGGAATTTACCGACACCTTCTTGGGCTTTACCAGCTAACGTACTTGCAGCACCAAACTTTTGCGCCTGTTGGAGTTCCAGAACCTGATTGTCTACTAAGTTCCGTCCACTTTCGTCAAGGTATCTAACTATGTCTGTTATTTCTTCGGCAGACATACCACTGTATTTAGAAAAGCGTTGTATAGCTAGAGTACGTGCAGCCTTATCTAGGTTTGGGTGCATTATAGCAAGCATAGGTACAGTAAGACCCATAGCTTTAATGCCTTGTTTAGGGGATATAGCTGCAATTGTAAGGCTGTGTAAACCTTGAAGCATAAACTGGTCAGGATTGAAGAAACCAAACTTAGAGTAGAAACCTACTTGAAGCAACCTAGAGGCAGGGTCAGCTTTATTTAGGTCCAGACTAATACCAAGAACACTTTTCTTGTTTGTTGTTTCGAAAACAGCCTCTGTCGCTGAGTTCGTGTACCGATCCCACCAAATACTTAAGCCTGTTGGTTGATTAAGACGACGTTTGATAATGTCTTGTTGCTCACGTAACTGTGAAGCAAGGTCTTCCGCCCTACCTGTAGTGGTAATTTCAGCCTGAAGAAACCTTTGCATTGGGTCGAGACCCTTTATTTCGTCCCAGTTTTTAATCAAGCCGTTGTTAACGTCAGCTAATGCTGTCCAACCTTCTATGGCATCTTTAGTAGCTGCCCTGTTTGCATAACCGAACACCTCGGTGCTAAATTGGTCAGCAATTGAAGATATGGGGCTTTCATTAGTGGCCTTCTTACCGCCAAACTCCATAAGAGGAGTGTCTCTCCTGCGCATACTCTGGCTATTAAGAGCCGTTGAAACGTCTTCAGCTACAGTTAAGCCTATACGGCTAGGATTTTGCCCAGCCATATCAACAGTAACTTTTTCATCTCTTGCTTTTAGTAAAAATTTTTCGTTAAAGTTAAAGTTGTAGTCCTTACCTAGTTTTTGGAGGTCTTCCAAATCTACTATGTGTTTATTCCAAGTGTTATTAGCACGGATCAGGTCACCTAGTTCTTCGTAGTCAACTTTACTTAGAGTTAAATCTTCAAGCTTTGTTACACCTGCGTTCTTCATTAACTCGTCTATCTTAGTAGCGATAGTATTAAGTTCGAACACAGCCTGATCTGCTTGTTTCTTCCCAAAAGAACCTAGCATTGTTTTTAAACCCGTAGAAATAGTCTTGCCACGGATAGCCTGTTCTTTAATTGTACCTACAAACCAACGGAACTCAGCGTTTGTTCTTGGCCCACCTACGTTGTACGGCATAACATCAACACGTTCAAGTACACGGGTTGACTTTACGTTAGTAACGTAGACATGATCCATTAGAGGTTCTTCTAACTTAAAGATAATCAAATCGCCATCAAGTTTTTCTTTAAGAATAGGCCGACCAGTAACTAAGTCTAAGACCTGATCGTCTACGTTTCTGGCCTGAACACGGTAGGCTATAGACGAAAGGCCATCAGTGAGCTGTGTGAAGACACCTCCGGCCTCTACAGCACGCTTAAGCCTAGCGGATGACTGTATATGCCAAGACGCATCATTAACGTCTACAAGGGCTTCGTATGCGTCCCCTACTTTTTTACTAGGAACTTCTCCGTAGTCTTTCTGGTAGGCTATTTCAAATTCTGACCTTGACGGGGTGGTTCTTTTATGTGAGTACCTGCCATCACGTAACTGTGTAAAGTAGTCAGAGAGGTTATCAAGTTCTCTTCCTTTGACAGCCCTAATTTTCTTCTCATAAGGTTTGACAAGAGCGCCGACAAGAGCCTGTCCAGCTTCAGCCTGTAGGAACTTAGCACCAAGTCTATCGCCAAGGCGAACTGTTGCGGCTCCGAAAACTTTATTAATAGTATCTGAAATAAAATTATTCTTTTGAAGGATTTCAGCTTGAGGAGATTTGCCAGCTAGGTCTAATCTTTGCTCAGTTTCAATCCACCAACCACGACCCTGTTCTTTTTTGACAACACGAAGGGATGGGTCTTTAGCTGCAATAGCCTCTGCGTCCATCTTACGACGGAAGGCTCCACCTGACCCGTCTTTACCCAAACGAAGAACAACTTTATAGTCGTCAGAACCTTCGTCAACAATTGTTTTTGTGTTGACAATAACATTATTTACTCGACGGGTTACCTTCTTAGCAGTTTCTTCAGCTACCTGTTTTACAATTTCAAAAGGAAGGTACTCTCCGAAAGAACCTCTGCGATTAGCCTCTTCTATTTCTTCTACGATAGTATTCTTGTGGACGTTTTCACGTAAAGCGGCTTGACTAGGTCTTTCAATCGGGCCTCTAACTGGGTCCAAGTCTTCAGGTAAGCTTCTCCCAGCATTAACTGAATCAGTCTGAGCGCCTACGTCATCCACCATCTTGGTTAAAACATTGGCAGCTTCAACCTCGTCTGACATAACAGCTACTGTGTCAATAGGTTTGCGTGACTTGACAAGACTTGTTAACTTACTTGCAATCTCAGGGGCTGAGGATATTGTTGCTTTGGTTCCCGTAATAGCACCGCTAACAGCACCTTTAGCAATCTTTGTAGAACCTAGGGTAGCAATATCGGCAACCCCAAACAAAGCATTAAGCCCAGCCATAGGGTCAGACCCTAGGTAGGTTGCGTCATTAGCTTGTTTGTAGAGGTTCCAGATGCTGTCTCTAGAAAAGAAACCTTCGTCCTGCCGTTCAGTAATATACTCTTTAGCCCATTCTTCAAACTCAGCTGGTGTCTTACCGTTAAAGGCTTCACGTATCTCAGAGCCTTCGCGGTTAGAGCGAAAGGTAACATTCTCGAAGGCACCTAAAGTAATTTCCCGTAGGATATTTACGTCAAGGAACGTCAAGAACTTAGAGAAGCCTGATTGGTCATTCTCTTCGATGGCCTTGACCATGAGGTTGTTCCAGATTGTCATGTTTGACAAAGTTCTGGCTGCGTATGGGTTTACGTCACGGTCACCAAGCATAAGGTTTTGGATCATCAGGTATTCACTTACCGTCATGTCCTTACCTTTTTCAGACTTCTCTTGGATTATCGTAGCTACATCGTCTGAAGTCATACCTTCATTATATGCTGAATCAATATCCGCAGAGAAGTCTGTGTTTAGGTGGTTAACCCTAGCTTGTGCCTCAGCACTACCGTCACCTAGTTCACGCTTGGCCTCTACTTCATCTAAGGCTTCACCAGTTGTGATAGATATTTCTTGAGATTTATTACGCTCAACTTCGCTAAGAGGATTGAACGGCTTCTCCTCAATCTGTATTGCTGAGTCGTCTTTCAAGAAAGATTCGTTGAAGACCTGATCGCTTAGTGTTAGTAGGGGTGATCTCATATTTATTTTCCAGTTCTAAGTTCTTAAGCAAAGATAGACTGTGTACCCGGCCCACCGAAATTAGTCCCTCCGAAGGAACTAAACATGCCGAAACCCGCTCCTGAGAGTTGACCTGCTGTTTGAGCCTGTTGCTGGAAGATGCCAGCCTGTGCATTAAAGGTAGCTGCGTTCATGGATGCTTGAGAGAACCTTTGGCCTAGTCCTGACATTTGAGAACCGAACCCTAAGTTACCACCTACCTGTGAACTTACACTTGATCGGACCCCACCTGCGGCAGAAGTTTGACCAACACCTGCGGCTTCCATTTGAGCCGCTTGTCTTTGTCTAAGTATGATACCTTGACGAACAGCTTGCCGACGTTCCCTTCGGGCAGCTAAGTTTTGTTGCTCTTGCTGTGCCGCAATAGCTTGCTTCTGAGATTCAGCTGCTTTTAGCGACGCTTCTTCAGCCCGACCCATAGCATCTTGTTGCGCTGAGTAACTAGCAAAACCGACGACTAATCCTATTACCTGTAAAGCTGGACCCATAACTTAATCCTTATATACCATGATATTATTTTTTTCGTACTCGCCGAGATAAACAAACTTCAACATAGACGCTAGTTTCTCAGCTTTACTTTTAGGAGATACTACAGCGTACAGACCTTTGTAACCAGCTGTTTTAAAGAAACCTGCCCAGTCTTCGAGTAGATAGGACATCTCTATAAAAGTACCTTTACTCATCTTTTCTACAATTGGTAGGTGTACGATGACATATTCTTTGTTGTACTCTAAACGAATATCAAAGCAAGAACCTCTGATACCATTTAAGCTTTTGGACTGTGCTTGCATTAGAACCTTGGGTTACGGCCTTGGACAATACCCCAACCCAAAAGGTTAAAGTCCTTACCTGTTTGACTTTCATAACGCAGCCTCATAGAGCGACCTGTCCCACGCATCTTCAATCGGGTTGTGATTACTTTCTCAGGGTAGGGAAAGCTGTCGATGTTGTTAGGGTCAACTACGATAGGAAATTTATGACGGTATACTTGCTGGCTTGTACCAAAGTTTTTGTTAAAGTCCCACGCAGCGGATACCGTAAGTGATGATGGTCTTATAGCTTCATAACCAGTTAGTTCTGTACCTGTAAAGCCTGTCTCAGTTAATCGACAACTGGTTACAATGTAAGGTGCTGACTTCTTAGTTACAAGGTCTCCGATAAAGTCATACCCAGTTTCTGCAAAAGATACGTAGTCTGTTGTACCCCAATCTAAGAAACTTAAACCTGTGAAACCACCCATAGTTATCTTGTTTGTGTCCCCATCACGGCAGATTAGAATAATAGCCGGATCACCTGTGGTGAAAGAAGATATACGGGTGTTGACAACATCGTCACCGTTTGATAAGACAACATCATCTGCGCCATTGTTTGCTGTAACGTCTAACGCAAGATCGGTTGCACCGTACCCTGTGTAGAAAGACATACCTACTACACAGTCACTGTTAGATGACTCGTCGGTAATCCTCCACGGGTAAAACGCTTGGAGAGGAATGTCAAGAATTAGAAAGTTATTTAACTTAGATGCAACAGTTTCGTCTGCGTCAGGGTAGGCCCAGTAGATACGTCTGTTAATGCTATCATACGCAGCTGTAACCTTAAGTTTTTCGTCACTACCAATTTTGTCCCACAGGCTTTGAATTGAGGGGAGGCTGAGGTTTTGCTCTTGACCTTGTCCTGACACGGGGTCAGTCTGTAGGGTATGGATACCGTAAAAGGACCACCAGAAAGGAGTACCTTCAGCCTCAATAAAAGTTTCTGGCGACAGTATACCCACACGAGATACACGGTTGACAGAAAAGGCGTCAGCTGTAAAGACCCCGTCTAGCCCTGTGATCTGCCAGACACCGTTCTCAGCAAATACAAAGAGAGAGTTTTGGAAGGCATACAATCTTTGAATTTTTACAGCATCAGGTATACGGATTTCACCACCGTCCGTAGCGAGAAGGTCAGAAATATCCTCACCTGTAGGATCGTTTTGTTGGTGGCAGGTTCCTAAGTCACCGATAGTATCTGCTAGTTTTGAGAAGAGGATTGTACCTGCGTTACGACTACTGTCCAAACCAGCATAGAACACACGACCAGAGAAGGAAGCTACACAACGGAACCGACTTGTTTCAGGCTCAGTCATTTTAGTTAGACCTGTTAGGCCTGAAACTGCGCCACGCGCCTTTTCAAAGAAATCTAAAATATAGTGTCCGTGACCTGTTAAGGTTGTACCTTGGTATACCTTGTTAAATTCACTCTCACTGTAGTTACCATTTGAGTCTTTACCGGAGTACCACGGGTGTGTAAGACGTTTAGTTAAGGATGAAGGCGCAGGACTTCCGGTGTTCCAACCTGAATTTTGTGCATCGTACTTACGGTCCTGACTTGGGTTTGAATCGTCTTCGTAGTAAGTCGAAGTGTCCCCTTGCCACTCAAAGTCTCTAACCTTAAACTCAATCTGAGAGGCTGTTAAGGTTCCTGAATTGTATGCGATAGCTATCGTATTGATAGCTTTAGAAGAAACGATAAGGTTTCCTTTAAGGCTGGTGAACTGGCACTTTTCAGTTTCTGCCCCAGCTGAACCTGCGTACTCGTAAGCAGACAGATCAATTGAGTTAGTCTCTTCTTGCCCTGAATAAGGTAGTTCACCTTTGTTATAGAAGTAGAGATTAGTTCCCTTTTGAATAACAAGGAACTCTAGGTCACCTGAGCCACCGACGTTTACCCATGTACCAGTGGCTACTAAGTCAGTGTCAGATACAGTAAATGTAGAAAGTACGTGGCTTTCCTCATAAGACGCACCTAAGCGTCTACGGCGAGAACCATCCCTGCGTAGGTCACAGTTTAGTTCGTCTACAGAGGCACCCTCAGGAAATGTTAGTTCACCTGCTTCAGTAATTAAACCTCTGACAAATGTATTAACTGCTTTCTGATTCAGACTTTGCGGCATTACGTTGTTTCTTTCTTTCGTCTGCGTGTTCCCGTACTCGCTTAGTTTTAGATACTGGCTGCTTCCGCAAGTACTTTTCTAAGTGGCTTTGGGCAGAGGATATAGTTGTGTAACGTCCAGATAGTTCTTGAGGTGTCTTGCCTTTTGTGTATCTTAAAGTAAAGAACCTGTACCCACCTGCTTCTTTTTCAATAATAACATCTGTAAGTAATTTATCTGACTTACAGACACAGTATTGGTTGGCTGTGTCATGGTCATATTCAATCATTAGGTTCTTCCGTAGCTATTCCGCTTGTTTGCTTTGCGAATTTTAAATTGATCGTTCTGGATGTAGGACTTTAACCGTCGTGCTGCTTGTTCTACTTTAGGGTCTGACCCACCCTTGAACAATGAGAAACAAGTTGACTTAGACTCAGCGAGAAGCAGAGGCATAAGTGTATTGTCTAAATCAGGTTCAAAGGAGTCTGTCTGACTGAAAGCTGGCATACTCTGTCCGTATGCTCTTACCTTATACTCACCTAGGGTAGCCTCTACAGAACTATCATACGCATCCATGATGATGTTGCTGTCATCAAAGGATGTGTAGTAAGTAGGCGGTCTGTCTGTAGACACAAACAACTCTACCCCGTTAACTACTGAGTAAACCTTGAGGCCGTTTTCATTCATACGGTCAAGAAATACATCTGGTTCAAGGAAAAATATTTCTTTATAGTTGCTGTTAGGAGCCGTACCTATATTGTACTCAAGACGCTCTAGGCTTTTAACATTAGTAGGAAACCTAAAGTGAGTTGGTTTAGACGAGTCATTTAAAGAAGTAATTCTAAGGAGAGCATTATGTTCAGGGATGTACCTTGCAGATACGATATTGTAGTAGGTGTCCTCGACAACAGAAGCTACTTGCTGCGCTTCGATTGTATCTGAAAGACTGTTGACATCCTCTGAGTCCATATCAGAAAGAATGGACTGGACTATCTGGAGGAGAGTGGTTTTCATTAGGACGGTACTCCTCGTATAGTCAATGAGGCAGACGCAACTTCGAGGGAGAAGGCACCACTACCTTTTACAAAAATTTCTATGTAATCATTTTGGGCTAGTGTTAGAACATCTGTTAGCACTGATGTACGCCACGCACCTGCCTCAGCTGTGTTAATAGTATGGGATGGTGTTGCCACACCATTTTTGTAGAAAACCATTTCAAGGTCTGTTGCCGTACCAGAAGCGTTTTTAAAGTTAATCGTAAAGGTACAGAATCCAGTTAAAGTATTACTATCTGAATAGATTAAACGAGCATTAGGGGAACTTGCAGAAGTAAACCCATCAACATTATTTGTTGTAAATGTTGGGTTAAACGCTGTAAAACTTGTTGTCACACTGTGTGTATACGCAGGAGTGGTAGAGTCAAAGGGTATATAACCATTAACATGAGCATGATCTTTAGTCCATGTTCC